ATAAAGACCGGTGCCAGAAGCATAGTTGCCACCACTAGTTTTTGGTTCTTCAGTGGCATTTTGACCAGATGCATTAGCAACGTTTTCTCCGTTGTAGAGGCACTTAAAGACTTCGTAATCAGAATTCATTACGTAGAACTTAGCATCGGAAATGCTTGTTTGGTTTGTAGCAGTCTGCTTACCAACTTGTCCACCACCACCAGGGGTAGCAGAATAGTCTGGTTTCCACATGTCAAACTTAGGGTTGGCAACTTGATCCCAGTTATAACGACGGATAACTGTTCTCGCGAATGCATCAGTAATACGCTTGGCAGCAATGATTTCGTCGTATACGTTGAGTTTCTCTCTCTGGTTGTCCAAAGGAAGAGGGGGAATATCCTCTGTTGCGTAGCGATAAACACCAGATTGCGCTGTTGCAGCAGTATCAGATGAACCACCGTCTGCAGTTTCTTTTAGACTTGAACCAATGGGGGGAACAGAGTTTGTTCCGTTGCTGCCAAAAACGTCGGTTAATAAAAGGGCACTATCATAAACTTCGGCAACTGTTGCACGGAAAGCAGTAGAACCATACGTTCCAACATACACTTCGTTTCCAACAGTAAAGTTAGTTGAAGATTTTGAATAAACTTCGATATACGCTTTCCATGGTTGGGGTCTTCCAACAAAGAAATACATTCTGGTGCGCTCGGCACTGGTTTCACTTGGACCTTCTGTCAAGGATTCCAAGAATTGTTTAGCGTTAAAAATTCTAAACTTATCTGAGATAATAGCAGCCATTGGTTTTCTGTTCCGACGTAAGGTTTGTGCCTGAGTTATTTATATTTATACCGTTATTCATTAAATTGTAAACGGAATCAATTCTTCTGTGGCGTTAATGGAATTTGGTCCATTGTAGAGAGTACAACCAGTAAATTCGGTTGATGACTTTCCGGTATATTGAATTACAGTTCCACCACTGGTAAATAAGTATCCTTCACTTGGGAAGTATGTAGTATCTTGAACAACGATGTTTCCGCCAATAGTTCCGGTAGAAGAACTAATAGCAACTGGATTCTGAATTGATGGTGGCATCAAATTAAATTTAGCACCTGAGAGAGTATAACTAGATTTACCTCTTTCCTGGAAATCTTTTATAGTAAGTGCTCTAAAGTAAATATCAATTTCTGAAAGTGTTAATCCAGAAACACCTGCTGCTCCGTCATCAAATATACCCTCAAAATGTCCTATGGTATGACCAACATTGGTTTTAGTATAGTTTCCTATGTAATCTACATCAAGACCAAATACCGAGTTATTGATGTAGATTATAGTTCCATCACGTTTCACAACTCCGTAATCATCAAGTAGATTTACAAATCCATTCAGTCTAGTGCCAACTGGGTCGCTAATAAAGATACTCTCTTGATATCCATCAACTACACCACCAGGAGGTGGAGTTATGGATACTTCAGTTGCTGCTTTTTGGAGATCAAGTTGAGATTGAACAGATTGTAATGTGTTAATAATTTCTACATCTGAAGTAGTTGTAAAAGAAGATACAATATTAAATGTTGGTTCTAATTTATACCTAATTTGAGACTCAATTGCAGAAACAGACTCTACATTAAATTGTTTTTGAACTTCAACAACTATTTGCTTAGTGATAGTCTTGATATCAGCAGGCGGTGTTATAAACTGTTTCTGTGATGCGCCACCACTAGAAATTCCAGAAGCAATGTTGACTGTAACAAGTTGAGACTCGGACTCAACAATCGAGATACCCGCAGAAGCAACAGATACTGGATCGGGAACTTGTCTAATAAATGTGCCAGCGTTCCATGCTTGTGCAGAAGTATTATCAAGACCACGCTCAACCATTAAGAAACGATCATTTAACTTGCGTAGATAACGTACAATCTCTCCTCCAACCAGCAGGTATCCATTAGTACTAAACTTGCTTGTATCAGCAACGTAGATAATAGTATCTGTTGGAGATAGAGGTGCTTGTAGGAAGGATCCAGAAGCAAAGTAGTTAACATTATTGAGATAATTGTTCTCAACAATAGTCGTAAACTTATTGGTAATCTCCTTAGTTGCAGATATAGTAAGAGTAGACTCAGACTCGATGTCAACAATATATGGAGTCTCAACAAAGAAGTAAATTTCAGTGCTATTATGTTGCGTATCAATAGGTGCTACTTGATCATTCAGTTGTTTTTCTGTTCTGATTGTATCCAATCCACCAGTCAAATCCGAACTAACTTCTAGTGCAGCAGGATATATTTCAGCAGTAATAACTTTGTCAATATTGACAGGACTATCAATTAATGTTGACGAAAGAGATGTTACATCAACTGCTTCATTTCCTAAGATACTGACAGTGGAATATATAGAAAATCCAATTGACTGCTGTATGTTTATTTTGACATCGATTAAAGAAACACCAATATCAGTATCTTCTAATACATCATATCTTCTAGCGACAACAACTTTTGGTGCCTTAGTATATCCAGATCCACCTGTAATTAGTTCAACACTAATTACTTGACCTTTGCTTACAATTACTTGTGCTCTTGCACCACCACCATTGCCATCTTCTGATAAGAAGTTAATTATGGGTGGTGTATAATATTGATATGCAGTAGGTTGTGTAATTGGAGCATAACTGCGCTTATTCCAATCGAGTCTTACAACTGATCCATTTTCAACTACTGCGACAATTGAAAGTCCTTCACCTCTAGTGATACCACTATATGGTCCAATATTAACTTGTCCATAAAAAGAATTGGAAAGTTGTTCTCCTAGTCTCTGTTCTTTAGACGTAAGAACTGAAGGTAGTTCATTAATTTTTCTAAAACCTTCCTCACCTTCAACACGGATCAATGAACCATTTGAAATACTAACAAATGGATTTTTGTATGTCTTTCTCCAATAAGTTCCACGCCAGTTTTGATCAATACCTCTCAATAAAAGATTATTATCTTCATCTTTTTCATACGTTATGCTACTTCCAGCAAGTGTAAATGAAACGTCAGTGTTTAACGAATATCTTCCCTTAACAGCAAATGTTATTGGAATATTTTCAATCAATTCTGCTTTGTATCCAAAACATTCAAATGTCAGTGTAGATCCATTACTACGTGGAGTATTAATTTCTCCAATAATATTATAAGTACCATCTGGTCTGATTTGGAAAGCTTGAATAGGAGCTCCGCCTTGATTGCCCATCCATGCTCTCAATTCAAAAGCAGGAAGACCACTTGTAGTTTCCAATACTACTACAGAGTTTGCATAATATTGATCTACATTATAATCATATAGATTTAGAATTTGACCGACATCTCTACCATAAAGGTATCGCATGTCAACTTTCATTTGTTGTGTAACAGAAAATTCAAAGAAAATATTTGGTCCAGATACAGTATAAGAAATACCTTCTTTCTGTAATACTCCATCAACAAATACTAATAGATAATCTGGTTCTTCGATATTTGCAACCGTAAGGTCTTCTAGATCCAGAATAAGGAAAGGACCACTCCTTATATTATTAATCAAATTAGGATCGATGGTGAGTCTTTTGTAATTACCAACACCAATACCAATAATTTTTTCTACTGCTGTAGGTTCCCCAAGAGTTTTGGCACCTTCATATTGATCCCAAATTGGTGCTACATCAAACACTAATTTATTTGGAACAACAGTTTTATCAATATAATACGAATCATCACCAGGATAATTTGCATTATACTTAGTTTCTTGTAAAACAGCATTAATTGTAATTAAAAGATTTTCATCTTTTTCTGTGGATACTGCTGCTCCATCATCCCAATACATTTCAAACTCTTTTGTTTCTCCATCAACATAATCTGGAAGTGTTTTGTCTACGGAGATAGAATTTAATACATCATCTAAATTTTCATATAAAGAATTTACAGACGATATAACATCATTACATTCTTCTGCAGTTAATAAAGGGTCTCCAATAATATTGTAATTTGAATATGTTGGAGTAGTAGACCAATATCCAGATTTATTTTCATTCTGTTTTACCGATTCTACAACACCCGATCCATTCTCAATAATATCTTTTGTGATATCAATAAATGTATTAATCGATGATTCGACTTCTTGGCAATATGGGAACTGAGTATCTGCAGCAACCGTCGCATCTACAAAAGGTGCAATGCTAGTATATGTTCCAGCGCCAAGAGTATTTCTCATTGCCGAATTCATTAGAATCGCTAATTTATCCCATGCAGCAATAGCAGCAGTCGTTTCTGTTGATGATCTATTAATATACGTTAATTCTTCACCGTAAGGGTATCCTCTATTGGTATAATAAAGTTGAGCAAAATTAACCACTCTTTCATTACCACCAAATTTTAAATGGTATACAATATTATCAATTAAGAATCCAAGATCGCGATAGCATTTTGCTTTATCGCTAGAGGGAAGAGCATAATTTGCATAGACATATTCGCTAACTTCTTCCTGAAGATACAATTTATTGCCAGCAATTAAATTTCCTGCATCATAGAAAGTTCCGTTATTGATACCGCTTAGATAGAAAGTTGCGCTATCTACACCAGAGAATGATAAAGGAACACTCAAAGTGTCTCCTGGATTTACAGCAAACTGATCTCCTGGTTCTACACTACCAATACTAGTGGTCAATCCAAGATCATTACCACCTGTATTTCCATCTAAAGATGTGGTTCCTGCAGATGCTCCACCAGCACCAACACCAGAGTTAACTAATGCTGCTTTTGATAATGTAAGTTTTGATATACTATCAATGGAAACAATTTTTGTGTCTGGAGTAAATGCTCTACCAGAACTAATATGCATTCCGACAGCAAGATTGTCTGTGTTAGAAACCGTTACTGTTTTTGATCCTTGAATATATTCAACAGTTTCTTCAACAAAATCCCAATTCCTAATAGCAAGTTTTGCTAAATTAGTTGCATATTTGAATATATTAAGCGATTCTGTTTTGTTATCTGTAATATATGCAGATCCAGAAAAGAAAATGCTGGCATAATCAACAACTTTAGTATTACCACCAAATCGTAAATCATGACTATAAGAATCTAGGATATATCCAATATCAGTTTGGTAATCATCTAATTTTGTACTCCAATCTAAAGATCCATAAGATCCTTTACCATATCCAACAGATTCTTCTATGATAAACTGTTTGTTTCTTTCAATTTGATTTGCAGCATCAATCCATCTACCGTTTCTTTGATAGATGTTTCTAAGTTTTCTTAAATGTTTTGTGTTATATTGACTATCCTTAAAGTAAAAACTTCTACCAACAAACTTCATCCCAACATAAGGGGTTGTATCTGAAGAGTTGTTTCCTGTTAGTTTTACTCCATTACCAAGAGGAGGAGCAGAGAATACAATTGTATCTCCAGATACTGTATATGCTACTCCTGGTTCTTGAATGATACCGTCTAATGTGACAATAATACTTTTTTCATTAATTGGACTGAATGCAACTCCAAAGTTATCCAAGACTTGGAAAACTGTAGTCCCTTGCAATCTTCCATCTGTGTCATAATATCCATCAAATGGTGAAGCAAGAGTAAACTCAAATGCACGAGTTTCATTGAAGTTAAACTCTGATGTAGCGGCAGAACCCTGTCCTTTACGGATTCTGGTATTTTCAACTTTTTGAATTGTTTGTGTAGTTACTTGCTTGGTGCTTTGTACTGTAATTTGATTCTTTTCAGGATCCCATAGTTGAATAATACTAAAACTATCTGCTTTGCCAGTAGCAACAGGCATCACAGTATCTGCAGTTGTTTCTATATCAACTTGACCAAATAACTTAAATCCTGCAGGGTGTGTGGTAGATTTAATTAAATCTCTCCACTGTTCTATAGGTGTTTTTGATTTGACAACATAAGAATAGTCTTGATAAAAGAAACTATCAGTTAACTTTTGGTTTGCTACTCCCAATTTTCCTTTATCGGAAACATAGTATCCAAGGTTATCAAAGAAACTTGAAATATTAGTTTTGAATGAAGATACAAAAATACTTTTAATAGTTCCTGTTGCATTGGAAACAATTCCAACCAAAGAAACATTTTCTCGTATAATTCCTTGAATATTAGATAACTTAACTAAATTGGATCCATTTCTATACTCAGAAACTTTTGCACGAAGTACTTCAACACCATTGATTGTCTGAGTAACATATTCTCCATTCCTGAACTCCCCGCTAAAGTTAGTTAAAGATACTGTATACTGAGAAGTTACATCTGATGAAACTGTGTTATCTAAATGGTATGCTCCCCCATTATCAATAATTCTTACACTTTGTGGAATACCAATACTGCTACTCTCTCCGTATAATTCAATATCACCTTCAACAATTTTAATTGTTGGAGCATAAGTATAACCTTTTCCAGGACTTACAACTGTAATAGAAAACAGTCTTCCACTTTGTTGAACAACATCAAAAATAACACCAGAACCATCTGCATCCATAACAATTGCTTTTGGATTTACATAATCCGAACCAATGTTATCAATTCTTACTGATTGAATTGTTTTTGTTGCATCATCAAATAATACAGTGGCAGAACCTCTATAATTTAAAGTTGGATCTACACCAACAATCAAAGGAATTTTTTTATAATTTTCTCCAAGATTAACAATTTTAACATTATCAATTTCTCCAATAGCAAACTGACCAGATGTTGTGTAATTAATAGTTCCAGATCCATCCCACAATGGTGCATAAGGAACATCATAGACAAATCTATTTGGTGTTACGTAATTTAAAGTTTTTGTTCCCTGAAGTGGGTCATTAATAATTTTTAAAAATGCTCCATCGGAATTTACAATTTCGTTTTTATCAAAGTAGTAAAAATTGAGAAATTTTGTTCCTTTTTTGATAGTGTAATTATTCTGTGCTAATCTAGAACCAAATCCAAATTTAACTTCTGTATATGATCCAGTATTTCCTGGCAAAACAATAGAGGTAGTTTTTTCTTGTGTAATTAAGTTAAAACTCTTACTAGGACTTAGGTCAAAATATGTTCCTGTCAATGAAGAATGTGAAGTATCAAATACGTACTTGTAAAACTCTTGTATGTTAATATTTGGATTCGGTGTAAATGATACGTTATCTTCAGAAAATTCAAACTTATACTCTACATCACTAACAGAACTAATTGAAACTAGTCTCTCTGGGGAACTTGCATCAAAGAATGTTGTACTAATTGTTAACTCTTGCGCTACTCTTTTTTCAATAGAATACCCAAATACAATTGTCGCTTCTTGAGTTGAAGCATCATATGATTTGATGTATCCACTACCATTGTTATTGGTGATTTGATAATCTGCAGTAAAATTATAATTTGGTTTGTATAAAGATACCTCTGCTTCATTGTAATGATCTACTGCAGTTGTATTATCTTGTGCTCTAGAAACAGAAAGAATATTTCCATTGATCGCTGTGATTTGAACAATTTCAGAACCAATCGACAAGTAATCACCAACTGCAAATCCGTTTGTAGTTTTTAATGGAATACTACTAGAAGATAATGAAACACCAGCATGGTCAACATATACAGCAAGTCTAGAAGAACTTAGTGATCCTCCAGATCTCGCAAGTTGATCATCATCAACACCCAAATAATCACCTCTTTTATATCCACTACCACCGGTTTCAATTTGAATACTGTTAACAACTCCTGCACTGGAAACAGTAATTGATGCTGTAGCACCAGTTCCAGAACCTCCAGTAAGAGGAACTCCAGTATATGAACCTGATGTATAATCAGCTCCACCATTTAATATGGTAAATCTGCCAACACCGTTATACTCAATATTTGATTCGTTTTTTGGAGAATTGAAAATAACTGTTTGATACAGTCTTTTTCTTAAAAAGTAATTTTTAGTCTTAGATGCATCATCAGGAAAAATGCTAATAGAAACTTCATCGCCAATTGCTAAACCGTGATTCTCATCTGTCTCAATTAAACCAACACTTTGATTGACTTCAAATGGTTCTAAGTTATCGCTAAGAGATACTAGAGTTACAATTTTAGATCCAGAAGTATTGAATAAATTGTCAGACTGTAAAAAATAATCTTCGTCAACTATCCAAGTTCCTGTTAAAACTTTAATTTTTAATGTGTTTTGTCTGCTAGTTCCTTCTAAAATTTCGGCAGTAGCAATAGGAGGATTAATACCATCAGTTAAACTTAATGTAGCACCTTTAGTGTAATTACTATCTTGATCAATAGTAAGAATGAAAGTTTTAATATCTGCAGAGAAAGTTCCGGTATTGTTAAATGTTCCAATAACATTTTTAAGAACAATAATGTTATCATCTTTTACTGTTCCTACAATAGAGCCAGATGCTCCACTCGCCGGTTGCCTCAATACATCGTCAACAAACAAATATGCATTTTGAATAGTAGTTAGTTTTACTACCTTATCTTCTCTAGATTGCAAATAACTTACAGTTTCACCTTTAACAGAAGAAACCAATGCTTCGACATTTTTTCCTTCAGTACCAAAATTATCAAAGAATAATTTTGAGTTTATCGAAAAATTGCTAGATGATCTGTCAGTAGTAATACTATCTACAGTTCCTGAAGTAATTGCACCAATCTGTGCAATTAAACCTTCTCCATTACCTTGCATACCAGGACGATAAAACCTTTTGGAATTCTTAGGAACATCATTTTGATTGATGTCGGAATTATAATTGCTATTTACTGGTAGTGAATAATATTTGTCTCCTAAAACATACGGAAACTGTGGTACTTGATTGCTATCAATGGTCAGGAAATATGCATAAGTTCCTTCTGGAAAATCTGGAGTAATACAGAATCTTCCATTATTTTCATCCAAAGAACCACTCTTGTGATTATATTTGTAGTCATTGACAAAAGATCCCAATGCATAGTTTCTTTCAGCAGGTCCATTCTGACGATCTGATCTGATAGAATAACTAGAAGTCATTCTTTCAATGGATGATTGTGAATCTAAAGGATCTGAATGTCCAAATGGTCCGTAAATTGGGTTGCCATCATAAGCAAAACCTATGATAGGTGAATGAGTCTTAATTGTGGGTTCTGTATCTGCGCTGTTTAAGTTATCGTTAAGTGCGATTCTTAATGATTTTGGATTTGCAACCTGTCCATATCCATATTCTAGAACGTTATTATAATTTGCAAAAGAATATCCAAATTGTGTATCTAATTCTTCTTTTACCTTTTCAAATCTATTTTTAACCCATTCTTTCAGTAAAGGTGTCGCAGTTGCATCTTCGCCAACTGCAACAATTTGAACTTCAATATTTTTTTGTGTATAAAGAGTTCCACCAAAAACTTTATTCAGTTCAGTAATTTTTCCATCTGTATCAACAACAGAGGTATACTCAGCAAACCTACCTCTACCAACTTTGTCTCTTATTACTACAGTTGGTGGAGATGAATAGAATTTGCCGGGATCATCAATTACAATACTAGTTACTTCACCTCCTGTTATAACAGCAGTTGCTTTAGCACCTCTTCCTGAAGTAATTTCGACAGTTGGTGTTCTTAAGAAAGTGTCATTAGTATCAACTATGATACTATCAATAACATTGCCTGTTAAAAATGATCTTGCTTTATTCGGAAGACCATCAATTAATACAAAAGGTGGATTTACATAATTTCTGCCTCTTGTATTAACAAGAATTTGTTCTAGTTTACCAAAACGAATACTCTCTTCATCTTTATAACCATAAACAGGAACACCATTGAGAAGAATACCAACATCTCTATTTGGTGTTCTGTAGATTTCAGTGGTTGTTGCAGGAACTTTTCTTATGATTCTAAGAAGTTTCTGATCCAACATGGTTTCAGAAACTGTGCTACCATCAAAAATATTATATGATGGATAACTAGAACTTGTAATATAGTAATATTGATCATCTGCAAAAATAGCAGAGACATCTGTAGACACACCTGTTAGTGCATTTTGCACAGATGTATTAGTCGATGCACTAACGGATGCACCAGTTCCAAGAATCCATCTTGGTTGATTAGTTCCAGTCTGTACAATTCTAGGATCAGAGGTTTCAAATCCTGGATTTGAAATTTGTAATTTATCATCAGTAAATGAGTATGGTTGTTTATCTAATGGTAATGCATTATAAACAACACCAAGTGTCAATAATTTTACACTAGACCCTTTGATTATAACTGGTTTGTATACAGGAGTTCCTTGTGTGTGATTTACTGGAAGGTCTCCTCTATTTTTAATAATAAATTGAGTTATGTTTTTGTCATCAAACTCAATAACTTCTTCATCAATGAGGACACTACCTACAGATTCCCACCCTATAGTAGAAGCTACATCAATTCTACTTCCTGCTCCGGCAGAGTCAGTAAATGCTTTTTCTAATCTAGTTTTGGTTGATACATTAAACGATCCGTTTACTGTCTCTGGTGCTAATACAATATTCCAGATAACTTCATTATCTGACGTGCCATCTGGATATACGTTATCTACAGTAGCATCAGCATAAGGATACTCATCTGTCAATGCCTGAGTAATCTTCTTACCAATTAAATCTTTTGGGTTGCCTGATACAACTTTAACTTTTAAAGCATATACACTAATCCAATCAGATTCCGAAGATTTATACGTAAAATCTTTTGGGTTGTATACTTCTGGTTTGTTCTCAACCTCTTTTGCAATAATGGTGTTGAAAACAAACTTAATGGAACTAGTAGTTCCTTTTGATTTGTAAAACTTTTTAATGTTTTTGATAAGAGTTCTCTTATCAATATCACCTTTCAGATATTTTTCTGGAAAAGAACCTAGGTACTGACTCTCAAAGTTCTTAACTAATGCATATAAGAATAAATTACTGACATTATAAACAGTTGCACCAGATTGATGTGTAGATGCATCAGTACTGACAAAATCAGAGGAATCATATAGATCACCTAAAGTGGTATTACCACTTACACCTCTAGAACAATTCTGTAGTTGAGTACCGGTACGAGTTTCATAAAAAACAATCTCATTGTTTATTCTTACATACCCGTTCTTTGCTGGGAATGATTGAGCATCATTGAGAGTGATAGTATTGTCTGTACTAGAAATAGAACTAGCAAGAGTATTATTTTGTGTTAGAAGATTTTTTTCGT